TGTTTGGTATTGTGCTGTTCCTGCTGGATTAACTGCATTAACATAGTCAATGATGGCGTTGTCCTTGTTTAGCTGTTGTACAGATAAACCAGTAACATCGTCAGTTGCCAATGCGAATTGGTTAATTGCAGCAGGGGCTGCGAATGTGTATTGTCTCATTATAGGAACACCCATAATTAAAGTACCTCCATTTGAGGTATGACATTGGAATTACCTTGAGAACTAGGTCTTAACATACCTAAAGCAAATTGTCCGATTATTCCTTCGATACCTCCAAGTGCATAAGCACCGGCTGGAGCTGCGAATTTTGCTATTGAACTATTTGGTGCAATAAAGGAGATCATTGCAGTGGCAAGTGTTGCCCCTCCTACTCCTAATGCTACTTTCTTTAATGTGCTAGAACTTGTTAGTCCTTTGAGTGATGATCTTCGTGGCATACGTCTAGTAGTCTTTCTTACTCCTTTAAAAGCTCTTCGTGCTGTCTTTCTAACACCACCTTTTCTCGTTGATTTGCGTCTTTTTGTCGTTGATTTACGTCTTTTGTTTAATGAAACTAATTTTCTAGTAGCTGCCTTTTGTTTGGCAGTTCGTCTTCTCTTAACCAAGTAAACCACCTGTTAAACTAGATAATGTGGATCTTTCTGAACTTGTTGCAGTTCTTGCAGATGGAAATCTTGATGTTGATACTTGAGGAACTGCTGTCTCACTTGCTGGAGATTGTGGAGTTACTCCTGGACTATCTGAGGCAGTATTAACGACTGGATCATCAATTAGTGTGCTAGAGGCTGTTAGTTCTTGTTCTTGTTCTCTTATTGAAACAGAAGCTGAATCACTTGCAGTTAATGCTTGTGCATTTTCTCCATAAACTAAAGTTTTCAAACTAAATAATGGATCTAATAATCCAGCAGAACCAGCGCCAATAGAACTTAAAGCAGAACCTATTCCAGTTCCAACTTGACCTATACCAGTTCCAAAACCTGATAATGTTGAACTTAAAGCTGTTGCTGATTGTTGTGCACTTGCTGGTTTTGCTACAACATTATAAAGAAATGCTAAACCTAAACCAACTACTGCAATCGGTAAAATATTTTTAATTAGACTTGTTACGACCATGACTCATAGAATTATTATTGATAAATAAACTTTTGCCCTTTACAGGTAGGACAATCTGCTAAAAAAAACTGTTCTTTGCCACTTGCACCAATATCATTAGTTAATACCTGACCACATGGAATTCCTGTTTCTGTATCTTCACAAGTTTTACAGGGTTCCTGTATTCTCTGCTGGCGTGGATTGTCCATTGTTCCCTTTTTGTTTGCTGGTGAATTTTTCCACAATTGATTTAATTGCGTCTGGGTTTTGCTGAACATAATTAGAAATAAAGTCTACAGCCTTTTTATTCTTTAGTAATGGTCTGATCCCTGGTGGAAGCTGTGGCGCTATCTGGTCTATGATACTGCCTATTGCACTAAATGGATCTCCAGCTTCTGCTGGATCTAAACTAATTGTTTTCTTCATTTGATTAAGTTTCCCATTAAGACGCTTATTTGAGCTTTCCAGGTCGGATATGTACAGATCATACTGTCTTTTAATTTTTGTACTGATTGGCGCACTTCTTGTGATGTTCCGAGTAGTAACAACGGCACACAAGCCACCAAATACAATACAAACCATGACCAAATAGGGTAAGAACTGCTCAATCATCTATTTCCTCAACGTCAAACCCATAAAACGGTTCACCCTTTTCATATAAAGTCGCAAATTGTTTTTTAAGAAATTTTTCAATCCTATCAACTTCGAATTTATCATCAACTTCAATCATTATTCTAAAAACCATACTATCATATACTAAATGCACTACTTTTACTTATTTATTGCTTACTTCACGCCTATTATGCACCCACACACCTTCATTTCCACTAGCTATAATCTGAACCTAATTCCCACGAAAGGACATTGAAAAAAGTTTTTTTTCATGTAGGATTGCCTACAGAGGACACTCCAGTGTCCGATGTTACCATTATGGAAATGAAGATGAATAAAAACGTAGTTTTTTTTTGTGTAGGATTGCCCTAGGGTTTATTACGAAGTAATAAACTGTACAATGTAATGACATACAAGAACAAAATTTGTTCCAGGTGTACACGAAAAGCATATTGTATTTGCTTTGATGAACTGTGTTTTTGTGACGCATGTTTTGAAACCATGCTAAACGATCCAGAAACTAAGGAACTAATGAAGAAGGTGCTTGAACAATATGGCGAGGATTAGATCTAGCTCTCACGAAGTTACCACAAACTTTTGTGGTAATTGTGGGGTTATTTTAGCTAAATCATACGCTATCTTTGACAAGTGTCCAAAGTGTAAGGAAACAATAGAGGCATGATTAAACAAGGTATATGTCGCAAGAGTAGTAAGAACTATTCAAGAAAACATGTATTTTTGATCAGTTGTTGCGATGATCAAGGTTATGCACACTGTTGTTTCTGTCAAATACCATGGGAAAATCAATAGGTATGAGGGGTTATCAATGCCCTCTACCGTTTTTTTTGAAATCCGTCAAGACTTCTATTTAAAGAACATGATCATACTATTAAAACTGTTTACTTGTCTAATTTACCACATAATTTAGCTACTTTCATTCTGGTCTCTATAGCGAACGCTAAAAGAAAGAATAACAATGCAGGGGTTAAGTATTCAATCATTATTTGTTTGCGTTGTGGATCTTAAGTAATGCAATTAATGATATCGGTGTAACGATACTTGCCAATAATAATCCTAATGTTGCTAGTTCTGCCATTCTAACACCTCCTTAAATTTCAATACCACCAGCACAAAAGCCATAAGCGTTTATGTTGGCATTACTGCATGTAATGGTATTTCCTGATGTAAGGACGAGTTTCCCAGCTTGACCGTTTTGATATGTACTAGCTGCACCAAGAGACATCGGCATACCATAATTATAAACTCCTGATGTACTGCCTACATAAGTTCCTAATCTTATCGTACTTGCATTATCAAAGCCATAATTTAAAATAATTAAATCTGCTGTTGCAGTAAAGCTGAATGTAGTTGCCACTCCAGCTTGTTGAACCAGGAGAAAAGCGTCGCCACTAGCCAAGACTATACCACCCAATTACGTTTTCATATTTTTTGTTATATTCTAATTTTATTTTACTAATGTGAATTGTTTGTGGTTCTCCTTCTTCATCTTCCATTACTAAATCATATTCTTCTGTAGGAATCATTTGTTGTTGGTGTTCACATTCACAATGAACGCATTTATGAATTGGATATTCTGTTTCGACAGAATCATGATTACATTTGCATGTAATACTTTTCCATCTAGGATTCTCAATAGGGTTTACAATTTCAATAGTCAATCTATGCTCCAACGACCATTCTTGTATAGAGATTACTATTAGATATTAAACTTTCAGATGTACTTAGTGATCCTCCATCTCCTACTGCATTTGTGTGCAAATGTGCCGAGACTCCTAAGCTTCCACCTCCACCTCCACCGAATCCCATTATAGAACTTCTCCCATAATTGGTTTAGGTAGTGCTGCCATCTGACCTGATATGATACAAACGCCTGCTGCACCAGTTGTAACAGTTACAGATACAATATTCATATCTGAAAAACTTCGAAAGTTTGAAGCTGGTAAATTGATCATTGGATTAGTTGAACTGTTTATTCTATAACTAGCTGCATTAGCTGCGTCTTGGTTTTCAATTTGCAAACTTATTGCAATTGCGTTAAACTCAGTTGGAAATGTAACAATGCGTGTAGTATTAGCTGGAATAGTAATAAAAATAGGAAATGATTCTATCGAAGTGTCTTTAGGTTTGGTTAGAACCTCGAATCCTTGAATCTTTGTTGGCATTTATTGAAACACCTCAAAATAGATTTGCGTATTTGACAATAAATTGATAAGCTGCAACACCTCCACCCAAGATTGTTTGTGCTGTTGAATAACTTAGTTGTTTACCACCACTGTTACCTTGAACAGATATTGGTAGCGGGCCTGGTATTGTTCTTCCTGCACTAGCACTGTTTGAGTTACTAGAGAAGAATGTAGGTCCTGCTTCTAAGTTATTGATAAATAACCTTGTTTGGTATTGTGCTGTTCCTGCTGGATTAACTGCATTAACATAGTCAATGATGGCGTTGTCCTTGTTTAGCTGTTGTACAGATAAACCAGTAACATCGTCAGTTGCCAATGCGAATTGGTT